GCAAGTAAGCCCTATGGCAGACTGTCAGCCATAGGAGATAAACATGGCTGCCAAGTACACACGCAAACAGTTTCAAGCCCAATACCCGGACGACGATGCCTGCCTTAAGGCTGTTCTCCAAAGGCGCTACGGCACCGATCCGGCCTGCCCCGGCTGCGGCGTCCAGCCCGCCAAGCTTCACAAGATCACCGGGCGACGGGCGTATGCCTGCCAAGACTGCGGCCACCACGTTTACCCCTACGCTGGGACGATCTTCGAGAAGTCGTCTACCAAGCTTACGGACTGGTTCTATGCCATGTACCTCATGACCGCGACCCGCAACGGACTCTCGGGGAAGGAACTACAGCGGCAACTCGGCGTGACCTACAAGTGCGCTTGGCGCATCGGCCACCAGTTGCGCGCACTCATGGCCGCAAGGGATGTGGCGAACAATCCTGGTCCCCTGTTTGGTCATGTCGAGGTTGACGAGACGTACATCGGTGGCAAGAAAAAGGGCGATCAAAGGAAGAAGGCCAAGACAGTCGTTATGGGCCTTCTCCAGCGCGGCGGCACGGTTCGCGCTCAGATCGTTATGGACGCGAAGCGCGCCAGTCTCAGGCCGGTTATCGCCGCCAACGTTGAGCGCGGATCGACGATCAGCACCGACGAACTGAAGTCCTACAGCAACCTCTCAGCGATGGGCTACAAGCACGGCACGGTGAACCATTCCGCCGAGCAGTACGTGGCTGGCATCCACCACACCAACAGCATTGAGGGGTTCTGGAGCCACCTTAAGCGCGGCATCCGCAGCACCCATGTTTCCGTCAGCGGGAAGTGGATGCAGAACTACGTGGATGAGTTCGCATTCCGGTACAACAACCGGATGGCTCCTGCGGACATGTTCCGCCGTATGCTTGCACAGGTCAGCCAATCACAATGAAACTGGTTCTAGTTGAGTGGCTAGACTCTCACGCAGGCCGTGGATGGCAATCACCAGAAGGACTCAAGCGCGCCGCAGAACCGCTGTACTGCCAATCGGTCGGCTGGCTGTTTGAGGATAAGAAGGACTGCAAGGTGATTGTTCCGCACATTGCCGGTGAACGGCGCGGCGACCAGATGCTACAAGGCTGCGGGGACCTTACGATCCCCGCAGCCGCCATCTTGAAGATGACTACTTTACGGCGCTAGACCTACTTGCGCCCCTTACCCGGCAGGGGAACCCGCTCCACGGTGGTCGTGTTCGGGCGCTGCCTTGCCTCGGTTACGGGGATGAAGTGCCCGGTTCTCGCATCGCGCCCTTTCAGGCTGGTTTCCGGGGCTTTTGGCGCTGGCTTTTTCGACATGTTAAGATCGCCTTTGCAGTTGCTAGAAAAAGGTGGAGTGCAGGGAAGTTGAACCCCTCGCCCGTGGTTTAGAAGGCCTAGACGGCGAACCTGCGCACCCCAGAAGTAAAGCGCCACACCGGCCCTGTATCCAGTTTGTCCCCGTGAAGGTGGACTGGTGCAGGGCCTTTTCCATTTCGGCTCAGGCAGCCATGCGGATATTCAAAGAGAATGTCCTATTTACAGGGCTTTATGACCGTGAGAACATACCTGTTGAGGAATCAAGCGCAGGAGAATCGATGGAAATGCAGGCTTCACCATCCGCTCAGGGAGCACCTTCCCGACCAATGGCGGCATCTGGAACTTTGACCAGCGAGCGAATCATTGGGCCGCATGGTGACATCGTGATCCAGTTCGGCGGCAAGCCCTCTTGGGAGTCCTATGACTTTCTGGAGAACTACATCAAGCTTCGCAAGGGTGTTCTCAAGCCGGGATCAGCAAGTGAAGGCGCGCAAGAAAAAGAACGCGATTAGAGCGAAGACTAGGCGTCGCGGCGCACCGCTCGCCGCCAGCTTGACCGACAACAGCCACAAAGTGGCTTTTGATCGTCTACTAGATGACGCTGTTCTAAGCGCCCCTACGCCCAAAAAGAAACGATCCTAGTCAGCGCCAAAATGGCGCAAAGACCGCCTCTTTCTGGCCACTTGTCGTAAGGGGATACATGCCCAATTGTTTGCGCTTGATGGCAGCAAGCGCGACGAGCACCATCTCCTCGTCGGACGGGTTCTTCACGCCGCTCGCGATTGCCACCGCTGGGACACCGGGGTACGCAAAGCCGCCGATCGGGGAGGTCGAGGCCCCAGCCTGCGCACGGATCCGTCCGCCACCAACCTTCAGGCCCGAGCCGACAGTGTCGACGGCCGCCCCACGAACCACGATGGCCTCCGAGCCAGCGACAATCGGCGTACCCGCCGTCACCTTGTCCACTTCGTAGTTGTCAGTGGAGGCAGTCACCGTGACCACGATGTACAGGCCGTTGTTGACCGACTGCGAGTGGTCGCGCACTTCGAAGAACTCACCAACCGCAAGCGCGGGAAGCAGGTTCGATGCGCTGGTGTGGATGCGGATGTCCGCGCCGGTGCCTGTGGCGAAGATCGCGGAGGCCACCGCAAGAACGGCGCCTTGGTTCAGGTCGGCACGGCTGGTGATGATCGGCATGGTGAATCTCCTACTTGGGGTTGTCCAGCGTGTTGGGTAAAGCCTTCGCCGCCCAGTTGCGGGCGAGCCTCAATCTCAGGGTGTACGTTGCGCCCTCTTCAACAAGATCTGAAACTCCCGCATCAAGCCGTCGTAGCGCCTGCTCAAGGAGGGTTCGGTCGAAACAGGCAAGGTGAGGCTTGGGGGAGGACTCGGGGGCGGGGGGCACAGCACTGCCACGGGCACGTCGGTCGTCGCGCAGCCGCTTGTTAGCAGCAGCAAGGTCAGACTGATGTTTCGCACTCTCTACCTCCGCTTCCTTCAGGAGCTGCGCTTGCCGCTCAACTTCCGCCTTCGCCTTGGCCGCGGCAGCGTCGCCAAGCGCCTTAACCCCTGCAACGAACTGCACGTGCGCAATCTTACACGCCTCCAACCGGTCAGACTGAATCTTGAGCGCGAAGCTGAGCGCGCCGATGACGGCTGCGGCGGCAACGGCCGCCCACCCCATCATGGGGAGTTGGATGAATCCGCGTTGGTTCACCATGGGTGTGGTACCATGGCGCAAACGGAGGTATCACATGCAGACATGGTTTAGGGTCCCCGGATATGACCACGTTGAAGTGACGCGGGGCGGGCGCGTACGGTCCGTGCCGAGAACAATCCGGCGCGCCACGAGATGGGGTACGGAGGCGACGTTCAACTTCAAATCCCGCGAATATTACACGCGAGAAGAAAAAACCAACGGGTACGTCCGAGTCGCGGTGCTCAGAAAAGGTAAGCGGGCCCCAATATATGTCCACAGGCTGGTGGCGCGGGCCTTCGTTGATGGGTTTGTAGAGGGATACCACGTCAACCACATCAACGGGAAGAAGAACGACAACCGGCCGGAAAATTTGGAGTGGGTGCCGGTCCGCGAGAACCTCCGCCACGCGCGGGAAACCGGGTTGTCGGACCTGCGAGGAGAGAAAAACCCGATGCACAAGCTCACGGCTACGCGTGTCCGTGCGATTCGGCGTCTGCTCACATCCGGGTCCCTAATCACAACCGTCGCCCTCGCCGCGGGGGTGTCGCGACGTGCCATCGCTGCAATCGCCGACGGGAGTACGTGGCAGAGCATACCGGATTAGGCCCACGTCACAGGGAAGTATGGGTCCCTCGCGGGCTCCATGCTAGGAATGAAGATCCGCCGACCGGATTTAGGTGGCACTGTCTGGAAGTGGACCCACCCGCCGTCGGCGTCCCCGGTCCAACGGAAGTCCTCGCAGTACAGACCGCACTCGGTCAGGACGTCGAGATTGTCAGCCACCCAAGTAGCCAAGCTGCGATCAGGATCGCCAATATCAACAGCCTGACCAGTGAGGTGCTTACTCCGGGAGGCGGCGTTGCGTGTGGCGTCGTTAACCGCTTGTGGGCGCCATCCGCTGTTGACCTTGTCCTCAGAGCGCCCGGCGATTTCGAGGAGTTGGTTGACGGCGTCGACCGTGGCCTGTGCGTTTGAAGCGATGTCATCGGTCATCTCCGACGCGTACTTCGTGTCGCGGCCCATCCAGTACTGGGTCATCGAGATCATGGCCTAGACCCTCCGTGTCCGTTATTGTTGCCGCCCAACTTCATGGTAAGCGCTTTCTTGACGATGTCCGGCGCGATCAAGAACGACAGCATGATGAGCAGCGACTCCGGCCTGTCGATCAGATGGTCCATCGACTTCCCTGTCCAGTACAGCACGGTCATCTGGGCGAGGACCGCCATGATCTTGGTGATTGATACGTGTCCGTCCGGCGAACAGAAAGACTCGTTGATCTGCCGCCGCCACGTCGGCGGGGTCACGCGGCCGTTTCGGAGAGTTTTTGATCTCACCCTATCCAAATCACTGCGTCGGGCAGGTTCAGCTCCCACGGCCCGTTGGTCGAGGCAGCCTCCTCACCCAAGTCGAGGATGGTCATCGCCCGGTTGTCCTTGCTCGCGTTGTACACGAGCGCGTGGCGCGCGCGGATCGTGGCGTTGGGCCAGCGTACCAGTCGCTCCCAGCACATCTGCGCCCGGGTGCCTTCGAGACAGGTCTCGAATCCCTTCAGGGGCTTGCCCCCGGCGATGTAGCCCTTGCCTTTCACCTCGGCGTCCGTGGTGTAGAACTCGGTGTGTGCGTTCAGCGTGGCATCGGCCCCATAGAGCGCCATCATGTACGTGTCCCCGGGCTGGTGCACCCCGTTCAGGAGGTCCAGCTTGCAGGCGATGGTCATGCCGTAGGTTGCGGCCACGAGTTAGCCTTCTTTGCCCGGGGTCAGCGATACCAGTGTCGGACCAGCGCCGCTGGCGATACACGCCCAGAATGTGCAAGCTCGGGGGATGTCAACGATGAGCGTGCTCATCGGCGGCACGGTGTAGCAGGTCGCGCCTGCGCCATCGGCCGTGGGGATCGCCACAGTGCCCGTACCAACCGTGAACGCGACGTGAACAGTCAGCGTAGTGCTCGGGTTGGAGATCAACGCCTGCGGGGCGAGCACTGGGAGTGCCAACGGCTTTGAGGTGGCCGTGGTAGAGATGACGGTGGTAACTCCTGTTGCGCCGAATGCCATGGTGGCTCCTTAGTGCGTTCGCGGGGGAGAGAAATTGTCGACCGCTCCCTGCCCCGAGTCGGTCATGGTCTGGGCTGGGTTTGACCCATCGCTGCCGGGCAGGCCAGTAGGCGCCGGGGGGGAGCCCTCGGGCGCCCCGAGGACGTGCTGTTGCTTGTCCATGATCTTCATCCCGATCATCTCGCCGTTGGGCCCTTTCTCCACTATAACCTCTTGGCTGGGGGCGGTGGCCATGGCCATGGCGAACTGCTCTGCCCGGGCCTGCTTCTCCTGCGCGGCCTGCGCCGCCGCGGCCACGCGCGCCCGAATGACTTCCGGCGGCGGGACGATCTGGTCGGTGTCCATGTCGAGGTTCTTGGCTGCCACGCGCAGCATCGCCGCGATGGCCTCCTCACCCACGATCTGGTTCACGACCGGGTTGGTGAGCGCGAGCTGGAGGAACTCGTTGATGCGCTGCTGCTGGGTCTCCTTGACCACGAGGCTGTTGGCCCCGCGCGCCACGACCGCGATGTCCCCTTTCAGCTCCGGATCCTCGCCGTAGGCCATGTTGTAGAACCACAGCCGCCCGACAAGGAGCTCGATCACGTTCAGGTCGATGTTGGCGATGACCTGTTTGATCGCCTTCCCGGCGTTTTGCATGAGCATGCTCATGCCGCTGGAGGTGCGAAGCGCGCCGCCTTGGCCCACGGCGTCCCCGGTCATGTACCGCGGCACCCCGGTGTGCTCGTCGGCCATCTCGGAGAAGAACCGGTAGATCGCCATCAGCTCACTGGCGACGAGGGGCGGGGCGAAGAATGTGATGGGCTGGGCACTCGACCCGTACGGGTCGGAGGTGAACTGGTGCATTTTCCACGGATACATCCGGGTGAGGTCCTCACCGGCTGGCAGCCGATCGATGTTCACCGCGACCTGCGGGCCGCTCGCGATGCCCATGTTGTTGGCCATGGCCCGGGCGGCGGTGTTGCATTGGCTCTGCGCGTCGCGGCACAGGTCCGGCACGCCGTTGCCCCAGAACGACCCGGGGACCTCCTCGTAGCTCGCCTTGTAGTACGGCACGCGCCCGAGCGGGTCGGGGTTGACCGTGGCCTTGATGACCCACGACCCAACGAGCCAGACCTCGCAGGGGTACTCTTTCAGAGGATCCGGGACAGTGTCCTTGTCCAGCCCCCAGTCGATGAGGAGCTGCCCTTGCACGGAGCCCCAGAACTGCAGCGCATCAATCAGCCCGCTCGTGTTCTGGGCAACCTGCGAGGTGGACTTTCCCTCGGCTGCGGCCTTGGCCGAGTCGATGTCGAGCCAGTCTGACAACCCGCCCTTGCCGTACTCGGAGAGCACGGTGTCGATGGTGTCGTCGCTGTAGCCCTCGACACCCTTCATCTCGTTCAACGACTGGCGCGTGAGCTTGTGGCGCTCGATGAACTCGCCGTCGTCCACGTTCGAAGCATGCGGCGCCGGATAAGCCATGAACGGGTCAACCCGCGCCCATTCGAGGGTGAGGACGTCCTCGGCCTCGGGCTTTTGGTCCTTCCACACCAGCTTCTTTTTCTTGCGCACCACCGGGCCCTTGATGACCGCCCCGGGAAACGTCACGATGTCGTTGATGAACTCTCCCAGCGCGCGGGGGAATTTCCCCTCGGCCAACTGGTCCTCCATCTTCGTTTCCATGCGCGCCATGCGCTCGGCGGCCTGCTTTTTCGCGTGCGATTTCACCCGGTCGAACAAAAGCGCCGCGTCGCGCTCGACGTACTCCGGCCCCACTGGCAGCCCGGTAATCTGGGTGAACTGCTGCGCGTCGAGCTCGGCTTGTTTGCGCGTGGCAGCCTCGACGCTCGGAGGGAGCGTGGCGTCTGGCGTAGCGGTGATCGTCCACGGCTTCTCGCCCTTTTGGCCCAGCATGACGTCGCGGATCCAACTCGCCGCGGCGCGGCACTTGTTGGAGGTGAGCATCATGTAGATCTCGGAGCCGCCTTGCTCCTTGATCGCCGCAAGGACCTCGGGGTCGTAATCGCCCCGGCGCTGTCGCAGGCTCTGGAGCATGCGCTGCTCCACGTCCTGCCGCTTCGCATCGCGGTTGATCGTCCAGTGACGCCTCACATGCCCGGCCAATCCTTGGATGACCGGTTGCGCGTTCGCCACGACTGCCGCGGCCCGGCGCGCTTCGATCGATGCGTTGCCCTCCATCGACAGCATCCCACCAACTGACGGAACCCGTGACAATATCTGGGGCGTCGGAGGCGGGGTGTTGGGGGTAGGGGCACTCATAAACGGGTCGGCCATGGCGCGATACTACCTTTTATTTATGCTGCCCACCGGTAGGGCGCGGGTTTGACCACGCGCGCGACCGAGCGTACCACGCCACCCGTAGCTTTGCCTCCGTCGTGCTGGAGGCAGGCGTACTGCAAGGCGTCGGCGTAGTCCGACCACGGATGGGCCTTGTCGGGCTTGTCGTCGCGCACGCCCTTGGTGTCGATCTTGTAGCGGTACTTCGAACGCAGCGTTTGAACGAGCGGCGCGCACCCGGGGCCGGGGTCGATCAGGAGCGCGCTTTTACCTTCGACCGTGCGCGTGAGGTAGCTTTCGACCGCGGCGATCCGCGCGGGGATCGCGTTCGTCCGCGCGGGCTTGGCGTAGAACCCCTCGTTTTTGAAGATGTCCCCGACGCTGCGCTCGTCGGACGCACCCCGGTTGAAGGCGGTGGGGTCGAGATAAAAGGCGGCGGTGCGCCCCCGGTACTTGTCCGAGGCAAGAAGGGGTTTAAGCTTCTCACGAATGAAACGAAGCGCGCCCATCCCCCCTTCGAAGCCCGTGAGAGTGTCCAGAACCATGACCCGGCCGTCGTAGGTTTGCTGGGTGATGACGACGGTGGGGTTGAGCCCGGCATCTGCCCCGATGACGAGGCTCGTGGTGGCCACGGGGATGGGATCCTTCGCAACGTGGGTGTCTGGATTAAAGCATCGGAAGACGGGTAGACCACCCAGAGATCGTCCGAACTTGGCGTGGACGTAGACGTCGACCCAGTCAGCGGTTTTCCCTTCGATGATGTTCTCATAGTACCCATCCTTCAGGCAGTGGAGCCAATCTGCCTCTGGCGCCACGCCAGAGGGCTGGAAAAACACTGTGGCGTTCTTCGGGGGGTTGGTGAGGAAGTCCTCCCAGAACGTGTCGGCGTCCGGCGCGTTGGACATGCCCCAGAGCTTGTCGACGTTCACCACCGTCCCATCGGGCATGGTCTGCGCGCACCCGACGCTGTTCATCATCTTGTCCGGGTAGCGCCCGAGGCGCGTCTGGAGCTGGGTGAAGATGTCCGGGTTGATCTCGCGGAACTCATCCAAGATGCCGAACGAGGCGTTCAACGACAGCAAGCGCCGCACGTCGTTGGTGTCATCGAGCCCGCGGAACAGCACCTCGCACTCGACGTCATCGAACCGGAGCGTGAACTTGTTCTCCGTTTTCGCGAACAGACCCGCCACGCCGTCGGGGTACCACTTCAGGAAGTCAGGCAGGCTCGTGTCGCGCAACTGCTCGCGGGTGTTCCTCACCCACACGGCACGAGAGCGCCGGATGCCGTCCTTGCACGCATCAACGCGCTTGGCCTCTTGGGAGATCTTGATGATCCCGGCAGTTGTTTTCGTGCTGTTGTGGTGGATTGCGCCGTCGACGGTGACGTAGTTGTGCGTGTCCTCGACCTGCATGTCCCAATAGACCTGTTTGACCGCCCGGCGCCGAACGGATAGTATGGCCCTGTTGGCTAATGTCAAACCACTAGGAGACCCAGATGCCAAAACCGAACCTGCCCCTGATAGCCGCGGTGCGCGCTGCAGCCGACGGGGAGAGAACCTCCCCAGAAATTGCGAAGCTCGTCGGAGCGAATCCACGGCACGTGAGAAAAATCCTGCTGAGGCACGACCTGCCGCGCCCGAAGGAGGGATCCCAGCCGGGAAAACGAAACCATCAGTTCGTGTGCGGGCGCCGGATAAGCACAGCTGGCTACGCATGGGTAACGCCGCCAGCTGGGCATCCCACAGCGAAGTCACGGCCCGGCCGAGACTCGACCACCATGCTCGAACATCGGCTCGTAGTGGAGCAGACCCTCGGGCGGCTGCTTCTTCCCACAGAAAAGGTCGACCACGCAGACGGTCTAACGCTGCACAACGCCCCAGATAATCTACGTGTGTTTGCGAGCAACGCTGAACATCTGAAGGCGACGCTGACTGGGCGAGTGCCTCAGTGGTCGGATGAAGGGTATGCGAATATGTCGCTGCGACATGACCCGACTGCAACTCTTCTACGGGTAAATATTGCCCGTCGGCGCCAAGCAGCTGGTGCCGTGCGGCTGCGTCAAATTCTCCTGTTGGCGTTACGACTCGGTATAGATAGTCCCTACCTTTTGGCAACGACCCGCCACACCACGAGAGCTGGAATCGACATGTCGTCGCGTTCCACGATAGAACGCGCATTGGCCGATCTATGTGAGCGATGGGGATGGGACCAAATTCAGTAAGTACCAGCGCCTCCCCTGCCAGACAGCCCACCGGGCCCACAATCAGGTTGATGAACGCGTCCGATCGCAAGAACCCTTGGATCGACTTCGGCGGCGAGAAGACCGTCTCGCTCACTGCGCCGGGAGCATCGCCGCGAGTGCGGCCGTGGAGAACGAGGGTGAGAGAAAGGACGGGGGCTCCTCGATCAGGTCCGGGGTGTGCTCGATCACCACACCGGGGCGCGCTTGCTCGTCACCTGAGTACACGATGCGAATCGAGAACCCAACGCCAACCGGGACCGCGTTTTGCTTGGGCTCCAGATCGCCAAACTTCGCCACCGTCTTCAGCATCTCGATCTTCTGCGAGAACGGCGCCGGGTCGTTGAGACTCGTGACAGTGGCATAGCACTCATCGAGCAGGTTCAACGCCATCGCCTTCGACTTGACCTTGAAGGTCTCTTCTGTCGAGAGATCTTTCAGCTTCGCCAGTGCGCTCATGGGACGGGAGTATGAATGCAGTGCGCGCGACGGGCAAGGGCGAATACTTGACTAATTTAGTCAGGTACAGGAAAAAATGGGCGCGCTCTACGGGGAGGCCTTAAGTAGGTAGGGGGGGCCGCGCCCGTCTGCCCCACCCCACCCCATACCCCCCACCCCCCCTCGCGTTATTCCCCCCCGACCCCTAGACCCCCTATCTGTACTGTTGAGTTGTCGCAGCGGCACACGTGGCGTCCGCCACGCCCGGCGCGACGACTCGGGACAATTTGTCCCAAGTCTATTTAATCAATGGAGATTCTCACATGGCCAAGGCCAATGTACTCAACGCAGTGTCTGGCGCGTTTCGCGCTTCCCTCGCGCTCAAGAATGCGCTTGCGGCAATGGGATCACGGGCGGCGACCGCCGACGTGTTCCGTATGCAGGCGGCGCAGATGGTGGCGAAAGACGCAAACGCTTTTTACAAACTCACGGGTGACAAGTGCATCGTCGCGTACAAGGGTCAGCGCGATATTGCCTTCGGCGTGCCGCAGATCGACGGCGAGAAAGTGAAGCATGAGCGCACGCAACAGGCCGACGCGACGCGCAAATGGTTCAGCCGCAACGTGATGGGCAAAAAGGCGGTGCCGCCGAAAGCGCCGGGCGGTGTATGGGCGAAGATCGGCGAGGACCTTTCGCAGATCGCGCGTATCCGCCGCAAGCTGACCAAGGGCGACCAGGCTGCCTTCCACGTCGCGCTGCAGACCGTGGTCGAGAAGTTTGCTGCCAAGGTCGTCTAGTCGCGGCGGAAGACTCGGGACAAATTGTCCCGAGTCTTTCCTGCGGGCGCAGTTCGAGCGAGGCGCAATGCCTCGCTCCATAGTGCGCTTTGCACTGCAACGGAGGATTCACCATGCTGCTAATCAAAGCCTTGATGTACCGCGCCGGATTACTCCCGGCGGGCGAGCAAGAATACCTTTCGTGGCTGGTTCTCATCCACGAACGCAGGCTTGCCGAATACGATGCGCTTCTTCTCTGGTAGCTCGGCGCAGTGGGGGAATCTTCCCCCACTTTTTTTTTCGCCTATTCCAGCCTGTGGCGGTTTTTTCGTCGCGCGCCACTCGCGGCAGGCAACTCGGGACTGTGTGTCCCGGGCGTGCGGCGCCCGGCAGCAGTGGTCAGCTAGGCGCGAAGGGCGGCTCTCCCGGCACAGGTGAATAAACAAGGAATTCCCCTGTTTTGCTTTTGATTATTGGTTTTTCTTAACCCGGACCCGCATTCCATAAGGGCTGACAAGCAGTAATAATCAATAATAATAATAATAACATATATATATAGGTATAAGCATAGTGGAAAGGGCAGCTTGCCGGGGCCTGTAATGCCGCCTCGTTCCCTTTCTACATTTTGCCTCTCTCTGCGGGAAATCCTTGATTATTGCTTATTCCCCTTGATTATTCGTTTACCTTCAGGCACTTGCTCTAAGCAAACGAATAATCAAAAGCCCTTTTTACTGCCTCAACCCCCCTCAAATCCTGTTTATTGGAGGCCAAATGCACCCCATTCTGGAAGAAGTTCTCGGGATCGCAGTGTTTGTGATCCTGATCCTGACGATGGCGATCGACACCATCTGACCCGAAGTGCAGCACCGGGGGAGACAGTCTCTCCCGTATTCACCCGCTTAGTACTCAAGGAGAATCAGTCATGGCAGTTCAGAAAGCAAAGCATCTGAAGCGCGTCGGTTCGCACAGTGTGAACCTCACCCCCAACCCCTATGCCAACCCGGCGGCCCCTGTGCAGGGAGCAGTGGTCAAGGTCCCGGTGCGCACCCGCATCTTCGGGGTGCCGAAGATTGTCCAGCGGCGCAATGCCGCGATCGGCGAGGCCCGCGCGGCGGTGGAGAACGCCATTGCGGAGTGGGCCTCGGCCGAGATCAGTGGCGCGGAGCGCGCCGAGCTCCGGGTGCAGATGCACTGACAGAAGGCAGCACGACCTCGGGACAAAGTGTCCCGAGTTTTCACTCGCTCACTTAAACGGAGGGCCTTATGAACAAGTCACCCCAAGGCGTGCTCAGGCAGTACTGGGACTGCGGGGAGTGCGGCACGAAGCTGTTCGAGGACGAAGATGGGCAGGAATGGGCTAAAGCACCCGGTGGGTGCCGTGCCCTCATCGACCAGCCTGCCGGGGAGCCCAGCGCTATTGTGCGGCACATCGAGTATGCCTACGAGCAGGCGAGGGGAAGCGTCGGCGGTGGCGGGGAGCTGGAGGTCTTCGTGGGGGAGTTGTTCAAGCTGATCCCCCCGGAGGCGAAGGCTGAGTTTGAGCGCATCCGTAACGAGCGAGAGGATTATTAGTCATGAAAACACTTAACGAGAATTTTCGCGTCTCAGAAGACGCAGAGTACACGCTGCATTCCCCCACGTTCCTGTCCGTGCTAAAGGGGACGGCGTGGGCATTCGACAACGCGACGGCAGTGGCACACGACAACGCGAGGGCGGAGGCATACGACAACGCGAGGGCGGAGGCACACGACAACGCGAGGGCAGTGGCACACGACAACGCGACGGCGTGGGCATTCGGCAACGCGAGGGCAGTGGCACACGACAACGCGACGGCGTGGGCATTCGACAACGCGAGGGCAGTGGCATACGACAACGCGACGGCAGTGGCATACGACAACGCGAGGGCAGTGGCACACGACAACGCGACGGCAGTGGCACACGGCAACGCGACGGCAGTGGCACACGGCAACGCGACGGCAGTGGCACACGACAACGCGAGGGCGGAGGCATACGACAACGCGAGGGCAGTGGCATACGACAACGCGAGGGCGGAGGCATACGACAACGCGAGGGCGTACAAAATAGATAATCTACCCACACTTGCCGAGAGCGACGGTTACACGCTGCGAGTCGCGCCGGACGGCATGTTCTTCGCAGGCTGTCGCGGCCCGCTGACGCGCGATCAGGCACTTAAACACTGGGATCGAGACGACGATAGAGCGTGTCTGTTTACGCTGGCAATTCTGATTTGCACCGGGGAGGAGCAGTAGTCATGAGCACATCCAACTTGTACCGACTCACGTTCGTGCTGCCCGACGCGGGCTGGGAGCGCACCGTCACCTATGCCGCGGCAGATGATGCCAAGGCGGACATGATGGGCGCGTCGTGGGCAGCAAGCTGGGGGGCGCGCACGTGGCAGGTCCGGCGCCTGCGTCCCCTTGGCATCCAACTCAACCTGAGATTCACGGAGGCGGCATGAAAACGACTGACATGACCGATGATCAGCGGGAACGCAGGAAGCAGCAGTTCCTGACCGCGCTGCGCAAGCTGCTGCACAAGACGGTAGGCACGCAAGTGTTCACCGACGCCGACCCCTTGCTGCTCCTTCAATTGCAGGAGAGCACGAGCCTGTATCAACCGTGGATGTGGCCAAAATGAAAACAGCAGCTATGCAACCCGACCAAACCGTAAGGATCTAACGTTGCAAAGGAGGCCGCGTAATGCTCTATGAAATCAAATCAAGGATTGATGGCCGCGTTCTGTTCTCGCTGGAATGTGGGTCGATGAAGTTGTGCGTGAAGGCGGCGGCTTCGTCCGGCGCGGATCTGTCCGGCGCGAATCTGTACGGCGCGAATCAGTACGGCG